CTTATCCTCCGCCTCTATCATTTCGATCTCTTCTCTGCCAAGCATAGCCGTTTCATATTTCCATCTGCGCCGTCTTTTTTTACGGCGCTCTTTTTTTTCAAAATCGCTATTAGCCATTTACCGAATCCATAGATAACAAATTCCCGTATTTGAACTCCCGGCATTGGCGATATTAAGTTCTAATTGACTATTTGCCACACATCCCAGCGATGCTGCTAAAACTGATTCTGTACTTGCCGCATCTCGATTCATTCCAGCATCAGACAAAATGTCAACATCATTTTTATCTAAAATTGTCAAATCGTAATTATCAGATGGAGCCGCATCACCCGTCCCAGGCACAGTTACTAAAAAAAGAACTTGTCCCGAATAAAAGCTTTCCGTAGTACAATCTGCTAGGACTGTACCCCCGGTTCCCGATGTAAATTCCCATTTGATTGATTTAACAGTGCTATAAATTTCTTCTGTAATTTGAGCACTTCCGGCAGCCGCCATTACGACCTCCTATTATCGAGTCGCCAATAATTGTACGGCCCGCACCCAGTCTACTACAAGCCCGATGGTTCCGGCAGAACCATGACCCGCCTCATCCTGCCAACCGAGACTTACCGCCATTCTTTGAGTCTGGTCAATCGATCCAGCCGAACCCGATCCGATATAAGTTCCATTATGCCAAAATTTAACCGTGTCATCACCATCCCAGTAAAATTCGTCAATATAATAGGTATCAACTGCAATAGTAGTTAGCGCTTCTACGCTGACTTCCGTTCCGCCTGATTCGATTATAAAATTAAGCGCTACCCCTGAAGACGCCGAGTTAAAATAAACACCATCGTTAGTGCTCGGAATTAAAGTCGTGTCTTCATTTGCCAACCCCATAAAAATTGAACAAGAACCAGCCCCAGTAGTCCCGGTAATTTTCCATCTTACGCCAAAATAAATTGGATCGTCATCAGTAAATTTAAATCCTGATAATTTTTGTATTTGAGTACCATCACCATCAGCTCCGGCGCCATAAAGTAAGATTGCTCCGCCTTCTACATCATAGCTAGCAACCCCGCCCGTACCGACAAGCGTATCAATCCAGGTTTCCGTCGGATTATCGCCGCCAAAATCTTCAATAAATTTGATTACATTAGGGCCGATTGCATCGACCCATCTTTGACGATAGCCGTCTTCATAAAAAACTAAATTTCCCAGTTCGTACCGGGAATGCATTCTTGCGTAACCCATATTTTACTCCTTCGCTAACTTAATAGCGCAGAGGCTTTGCAGCCCCTGCGAAAGATTTTTAAACTTTATGCAATTGCCGTATCACTCTCCGATTTTTGAAATCGGCCTCCAGTAAGTATGGCCATCGCACTGAATTCAGATGCCGTAGTAGTATTATGTGTAATATACAAATAAGGACTACCATCCGGAAGTTCGTCAGCATCAATTTCAATAGCCAATATTGTCCCAGCAGATGAAGATAGGGCCGTCCCCGCCGTTGTAGCATTTGCCCGCGCACTCAGAGTGTCGCCATCTGTAGCGTTTTCTTTATAATAAGCAAAAGGCATTGTTGCAGCGCCTGCTCCAGCAAAAGATGTAGCGTTTTTTACAACAATCGTAGAAGCGCTACCAGCACCCTTACTAATCAATATAGTACAGTGTGCCCAATTTTTCATCGACAAAACTTCGCTGGAACCCGCCGCTCCTTGATCATCTGAATCAAATAAAGTTACAAAATGTCCCTCTTCGCTAAGTGTTATTCCATTTACCATATTATCCCTCCTAGCTTCTTGTAGCCAAACAAATGAACGGACTCTGCGTATTTGCAGTACCCTTATAAGGCGTCAAAGCATTGTTCCAAAGCGGCTGGCCATCTACTCTCATTACAAAACGGAAACAGGTTTCATCCGTAGTAAATTGCACATGAATACTCGATGCTGTCTGGAGTCCGCCCTTTTTGATAGCAATATATTGGCTTAAATCAACCAGGTAAATATCGCCCTTGGTTCCCAGGGTCTGACACTGTTCTACAACTACAACCGGTCTACCGAGTAATACATCATAAGGTTTCCCCGATGCAGCTCCGGCAGGCAACCAAACCGGCACGCCGCCCGTACCAACCGGCATACTCATACTCATAAGCTGTGGCAAACAATCTTGATTAATCAGCCATATCATATTAGGCCGACTTCTTGACCATAATCTGGCATACATTTTCTGTATATTTTCCCAAACAATAGTTGTAGCCGCCTGACCGGTTTCTTTCGCTTGCGTTACAAGACAACCAGCATTGAGAATCCCCAATGGCTGGCCTGCGCCTGTGCCGTTAAGAATTGCATCGTCAAGTTTGAAGCCGAATTCCTCTGTGAATCCCTCTCTGATTACAGTTCCCAAAGCTGCCGCATCTTCAAGCAGCTCATCTGTTGCATAGCAAAGACCGATTAACTTTTTCAAACTCAATTCGAGTATGAGAAATTTTGGTTTTGAAGCTGTTTTCGTTCCACCCTGCTCAAGCCAATATGCTCTAATTCCGCCCCATCTCGATCCATTCGCTCGGCTAGTTTCGTCAATCCCGGGGAGTTTAAGTCCACTTGCGTTTGAACTGATTGGTATTTGCCGAATTTTATTCCACAGGATTGAAGTTTCATGCACTTTTGTAATCAATCCAGTCGCAAAATCCTTCTGTACAAGAAACCCTCCAAGAGAAGGCGTGGTCGATTCTAAACCGGTACTGCGCAACTCTTCTTGTGAATAAACCAGGCGATTATCAATGCGCCCACATTCCTGTCCACCGAGCATGGTTCCGAAAGGTAATGCAGCTCGTGCAACAGCTTGCAAATACTCGCCAAATTTACGATCTCTAGTCTCTTCATTATCATCAGAATCAAAACCAAATCCTGCCTCTATTCCTGTCTTCGGCTGTTCAAGTCCGGCAGGTTGTGAAGTTCGTTCTGCTAAAGAAGTTGCGATTTTTTCAGCCCGTTCCTCGGTTTTAATCTGATTATCGATCTCTTCAATCCGAGTACATATTTCATCGATTTTAGTAACATCTTCAGCTGTCTGATCTTCCTTGCTGCGAATCTCATTAAGCTGATCACTCAATTTTCGCAGTTCTTCATATAATTTTTCTATATCCATTAGTTGCCCCCTATGTGCCTTTTAATCATCATATTCGCTAATCGCATTTTTACCTGAGTGGCATATATTTCCGGCTCTGATAATTGCCTCAAGTGCCCTGGATCATCCTCTGTAGACGGCTCTTCCAAGTGTCCGGGGATTTCCTCTGTGGGCGGCTCTGGCTCGACAGGAATATAATTATTGAAAATCTTCATTATTGATCTAAATAAATCGATATCTGAATTGGTTATAATACCTCGCTCGGCTCTTATTAAAGCCAGGGTCATGGCATCATAATCAATTCCCATATCGTGTAATCGCACCTTTACGTTTGTTTGTGTATATGCTGGAAATGTTACTGGGCTAATATCAAGCAATTGTACCTCGATTAAATCTCTTTTCTTTCCATCTTTTGACCATTCATCTTCAATCGTCCGAAAGCCAAACGAATTTTGGGTTATATCCTTTCTCTTAATGCTTACAACCAAATCATTAGCATAAGTAGTGTCTGGCAATTTGACATTAAATCCTAATCCCTTATCATCTTCCCAAAGTTCAAGTGTTTTATTTTTCATTCTGCCAATAATTAAATTTGCATTATGATTAATTAAAGCTCGAATATCATTTTCTTTTATGGTTTTCTTAAAAGCACCAGGCCTAATTCTTTCCTTAAAACATCCTAAATCTTGACTCCATACATTAAATCGTGCAGCATATCCCGTAACAACATTCCCATCACCATTATCGCTAAACCGTAATTCATGGTCAGTAATATATCGTCTTTCGATATTTGACGGGCTTATAGTTATTTTCTCTTTCGGCATATTCAAATCGCTAGTATCAATTTCTTCTCTTAATTCTTCCATTTCCTCGCTCTTTTTTTCTTTATCTTTATCTCTCCATTTATCATAGCAAACAGCTAATCGTTGATCGTTGTCCGAAAATTCCTTTTTCATTGCATCATTTGACATGCATCTTTTGATCCAATCTTTCTCTTTTTCATCTTTCTTTGGTTTCGGTAATGGCATAATCACCTCCAAATAAAAAAACCAACCTATCTTTTTGACAGGCTGGTTTATCCAGTGGTCTGTAAATCTCAAAATTGCGCTACGCTCTTTATACCTGGTTTTCTCAAAGGATGTGGCTTTTAGCGCAACTATTTATATATTATACAAAAATATAATTATTTGTCAAGTGCCCATTTTTATTTCTTTGGGATTCCAATAGGGCCTTTTTTCCCACCATGCCCAAGACCCTTACCCTTTCCACCACTTTTGATTTTGGATCCGGGACAAGGCTTATTCTTTGCCATAATCAACTCCTTCAAAATGATTGCGCTACGCTCTATAATCTTGGTTTTCTCTCCGTAATGGGCTTTAGCGCAATCTATTATAAATTATACTCGGTAATATTAAACTTTGCAAGCCCGTTCGCTTTATTAATATTAATCTCAATCTTGATATTGTTCTCATAAAATTCAGCCAATTCAAGCGCTTCATTTTTCATGTTCTTGAGCAATCCCCGGCTGATAATATAAGTTGTTGCTGTCATTGCCATTGTTTTCATTTGGTTTTCATCTTTTTATTATCTTTCTCCATTTTCATGCACTCCCCACAGTGCAGTCACATCCCGAATGAAGCGGCGGATGACTAATCCCCTGTTTAACAATCATAGGACTTTCAGCGCCTTCCGGTTCAAAAGATTGCCCAGCATTTACAAAATTCATTCCCTGGCTAATTATCCGGCCGTCAAGCTCCAAGCAATATGGACATGACTTTCCAGTGGCTACCCATACCGTACTAAATCCCGCCGCAAAAAATACAAACTGCGCAAATCCGCTTTCCCCGCTTATTATTTCTTTATCAGCTATTTTATCAGGCCGTTTATCATCCCATTCATTTAGCCGATCTTCAATCGCTATAGCTGCATTTTCTATTTTACTATTTTGTGCAATAGATTTCAACTGTCCCCTAGATGATCCGACATATTGATTGGCTGAATGTTCGGCGTACTCATCGATATAAGCAGCAAATTCTGTCGTCAATTCCGAATCCGCATTTACTTCATCGGCAGCAATTGGATATATCGCTTCACCATATTGGATATACAAACTATGGAATTTATTACGGACAAACTTTTTAAATTCATCATAATATTTATCTATTTCATAATTAAAATCGCCAATATCCCGCTGCCCTAATGTTTTTTTTGTAATCTTTAATATTCCCTTGCGTTCTTTTGCCAATATTTCTATTGCCATGTTTCGAAACAATGGTTTAAAAGCGATAGCCATTCTGCGTCTGGACTTCATTGCTCTCAAAGATCGTTGTTCATTATATAATGATTTATTTTCTATTTTGTCTTTCTTTTTATCATCCTCTTTGTCTTTTTCTTTGTCCGGTTTTTCCAATTTTTCTTCAACAGGCTTATTTGCATCGATCATATTCAGCGGCATCCATACAATCTTTCCAGCCTCGCCCTTCATAGGATTCATGTTCTCAATCGCTCTCCATTCATCAGCATCAATTATACCATTTTGACGCTGTAATGAAAGGGCTTTATTTCTTGATTCCATATCAGCTCTAAGAAGACCGGCCAAAAGAAATTCAGAGAAATATTTTCGTTCATCTTGATTAAGTAATTTCCATACTACATGCTGTTCCCATCGAATAGTCCAGGGTAATATTGTATCCTGCACAAAATCAATCGAAAGATTTTCCACATTACTGAAAGTTAATCTAGAATAATCCTTAAGTTTATATGGAGATATGTTTAGCCATCTAGCATAATCTGCTATTTGAAAATTTTTCGAATTTATAAATTCAGCATCAGCCAATGGCATCCCTAGTTTACCACTGGTATATTTCATTCCTTCTTCGAGTAAAATTGCTGAATGCGATTTATAAAGACCAGCATATTTTTCTGATAAATCTTTGACTAAATTATCATGTGTTTCTTTACTTAACTTCCCTGGGTGTTCAAAAATAGAACCAAGATGCGTACCTGCACCATAAAATCTTGATTGAAAAACATCCATCGATATACCTAATCCCAGGGATTCCCTAGCTAATTGGAGCACTGAATAACCCACCCGACCATCAAATCCTAAACCAGGAATATGAAAAATATCTTTAGCCGCAAATATCTTCGGTTCACCATTTGATAATGTTAATTGGTAATATATTTTATTTTTATCATCTCTTTTGACTTCCATTTGGTTAGGGTTCAATGGCCATAATTCTACAACCTGATTCGCTCTGTTTCTTATTATTTGACTATAACAATTACCCCAAAGCAATAAATGTAATTGGCTTATTTCCCGCCACGTGAAAGATGTCATTTCTGGATTAGCTACGTCATGTAAACAATAATAAAGAGGATGTTTGACAGCCTTCTTTTTTTTATATTCATCTACTCGTTCATAAAACATAAAAGGAAGGCTTGCTATTGTTCCTGCTATAATCTGAACGCCATTGAAAAAAGCGCTAATGGATAGCGCATTCTCACTATTAACTTTAATTCCTGCTTGAGTTGGTTGTCCACGGAAAGCAATAGCTATGTTTTTTATTCGATCTTTGAATTTAATAAGAGTCCCCCTGTGGGCTCTTTTATAGAGTACTCCAGAAGATATCTTAAATTATACTATAATAAGATTATTTGTCAAGCATGGATATAAAAAAGGGATTGTCATAATTGTCCCCTTAAAAATATAAACACGGAGGCTGCTGTTAACAGCCCCCGATACGCTCTGCACCGATGGTTTTCTCACGCATCATGGCTCGCTCGATTTCCTTGGTTTCCTCGTGTATTCTGGCTCGCTCAGCAGTAGTGGATTTCTCGTCTTCAATGGCTCGCTCTTTTTTTTGGTTTTCTCAATACCGATGGCTCGCTCCTGCTGCTTGGTTCTCTTCACTTCCTTGGCTCGCTCAACTTTTATGGTTTTCTCTTCATTTTTGGCTCGCTCGCTGAGGATGGTTTTCTCAAAATTAATGGCTCGCTCAATTCCGATGGTTTTCTCATATCGCTTGGCTCATTAATCGTAAACACCCTTTACAATTAATATA